CTTCTTTTTTAAAGTATTTGTAGCTCATTTATATCCCCCATTTTTCTGTATAATATGTTATTTCAAGGTCAATCATTCCTCTACCAACTATAATTTCATGGTGTTCAAAATCTATTTCAACATTTTTCAAACTAATATATTCTCCGATAGGAGTTTCTTCATCTTTTGTTTTTAAAGAATTTAGAATAGAAGCTATAACCTCTCTTACATCACCTATACTTAAATCTTTTTTAGCAGTTGTATATTCAATTTCTACTTTTAAAGTATGCTTTGCACTTCCCGCAACTTCTGTATCATCTACATTATCTTCTTTGTCTCTAACTACGATAATAGGAAGCTCATTAAATTCAGCAGGTGTAACTCTCCATTCATAAATAGGAATATTTAAAGGTTTTAAAGCGTCAATAATAGAGGTTATAACTTCACTTCTTCTCAAATTTCCCATCCTTAAAAGTTTTTATAAGTTTAGATAAAAAAAATTCTTTTTGGCAGGCCCTAAAAATATAGGGTCTAAACATCAAAAGTATAAGAAAATAAACAAGAAAAGTAAGGGAGTGAAATTTGGTGATATAATTATTTAAAGAAATAAAAACTAAACATCAACCCTCTTAATTTCATCTCTACTAACATAAACTTTAACAATCCCGCTTCCGTCATCTTCTTTATAAAGTGTAGAAAACTCGCCGTATTCGCATTTGATTTTCGGCTTATCGCAGATCAAATCTTCTTTTTTAATGTAGATAAACAAAGCTTTTGTGGAAAATTCATTATTAAATATTAACTCAGGGTCAAGATTGAATATTATTTTAGTTTCTTTGCTTGCAAAATCGCAAAGAAGAGTAGCAGGGATTGCAAACTCTTCTTCATTTAAAAAAACTTCATCAATGTCTTCTTGTATATCTTGCATAAACTTATTCATTGTCTAAATACGCCTTAATTTCATCAGCTTTCATTTCAAGAAGCTCAGTAAATGCTTCATTTGCTTTTATTTCTTCAATTAGTTTTTTAATAAGTTCCGCTTTTTTCAAATCTCCTGCATTAAATCCAATAACTTCTGCAAGTTCTCTTAGCTCATCTACTTTTAGTTTTTCAAGTTCTTTTTCGGGATTAATTTCAGTGTTTGCTTCATTTGTATTTAGTGTTTGTGTAGGTTCAACTAATTTTTCAGCATATCCTGCTTTTAAAAGCATATTTGCATATTTTTCTTCAATCTCAAAAATTTCACCAGCAGAGAAACTTCCTCTACTGGTAGATATTCTAATTTTTGCTTTTAGTTTAATTGTTTTCATTTCCTCTCCTTAAAAGTTTTACGCAAGAACTTTTGCAAACATAAACGCATCAACTTCGACAGGCACTACAAGAGGTGCAGATTGTAAAAGCATAAATCTTGCGCTTGGGTCTTCTACTTCCCAAGATTTTAAGAAAAATTTTGTAGCAGTTAAAGCACTTAAATCCTTAATAGCCCCATATACTCTTTTGCTTTGTGTTTTTGTGCTTCCATAAATCACGCCTTTTGGATCAACCATTGCTTTTTCATCTCCAGTTTCTGGGTCAATATACCACTCATCATAACTGTAAATATCAGTAGCAATTTCAGGAATATATCCCCAGTAAATCACTCCATCAGGTAACAATTCAGGATTAATCATTCCTCTATCCATTCTTCTCATATCAAGAGCTTCTTTAACTTTTGCATTATTAATAAAAGCATCAATTGCATCACTACCAAATACTGCAACATTTGGTGCAATTCCACCAGCTTTTACTCTTTCTCTTCTCCACTCTCTCATCATTGCAATTGGATCTACATCTGTATCCCAAGTATTATTAGAAAGTGCAGTAAACTGATTTGCATCAAATCCAAAATCAATCACTTCATCAACGCCATCTCCTTTTACAACAACCTTACCAGTAGTAAGCACTTGAGAAGCCATCCATTCAATTCTTCTAACTAAATTCTCTTTATGTTCTTGTGTTTCTCTTGCTACTTTTTCAGCTACAACTTCAGCGATGCTTTTATTTTCAGCATAAAAAACATTATTGCTTTTTCCAATAATATCAACTGCTTCCGTAACCCATTTTTCTTTAATGTAAGCAGGTTTATAAGTTTTTACGCTTTGTGTGCTTGTTTTAACTACTTTTCCAGCAATCTTTGGAGATACAAAAGGTGCTAATGTTCTTTTACCTTTTCTAACAACTATATCTACATTCTCGCTTGGGCTTACCTCTTCTTTACCAAAAAAAGTATCTTGTAAAAATGTCCCAGCCGTAGGAACTTGATTTGCAACTGCAATTAATTCTCTTGTTTCAAATAAACTTACTAATTCTTCCATTCATTCCTCCTTATTTTGCAAAAATTGAAATATCTCTTAAAGCTCTAACAACACTTTCTAAGTCCCAGCCATTACCAAAAGTAATCTCATCTTTTTTAACTTCACCTAACAGTAAAATAGGAACATTTTTATTCACATCAGTTGTTACATCTTCAAGTAAAATCGCAAAAGGTTTTTCGCTTCCATCTGTAATAGCATTACCAGCATCATCTTTTGTCGCAGATAACTTTAAAACTCCTGTATCTGCAACTTTTCCTAAAACTGCACCAGCTTTATAACTTCCAGCCTCAATTACTCCGCTATCTGTAACAATTAAATCCCCAATTACTACTCCCATAATTAACTCCTTTTAAATTTTTCTAAAACTTTTGCATATGGACTTGTTTTTTCTTGTTTAGCAGTAGTTTCTACTACACCAACTCCTGCTTCAGCTAAAAGTGCAGCTGCTTTTGCTCCATCTTTACTAAAACTTTCAGCAACTTTTGCTTTTTTTTCTCTTTCAGCTCTAAATACTGCAAGCTCTACCATTTCAGCACTGCTTACCCCATCAAATTTCATTTTTTTAACCAATTCTTCATAACCTTTAAATTCTCCCAAATCTTCAATAGCTTTAATTCTTGATCTTTCCGCTTCTGCACCAGCTTGAAAAATTTCTTCCCAAACTTTCGGATATTCTTTTTTGATTACATCAGCTGTAATTGTTGCACTTTGTTGAATTGTTCCTTCTTGTTGCATTTTTACTCCTTTTTGATAAGTTGTTTTTTTAGATAAGGTTTTAATTAGTTTTTCAAAAGTCATAATTCCATTAATCATTTTTACATCTTTTGCTTTTTCAGCAATCAATAAATCACCTTGTCCGAAATTTTTTAATACATACTCTTCACTTACACCTCTATATCTAGCAACTGCTTTTATAAATTTATCAGCTAAATCATTAGCCCAAGTTTCAATCTGAGATCTCCCATCTTCATCTTTTACATCAGGTCTTTTTTTAGGACTTTGGACACTTACAATTTCAATTTTTTCTATTCCCTCTTTTTCAAGCTTTTTTGTATCATCAAGTATTGTAAAAACAACGCCTATACTCCCAACAAAAGCCGTAGTACTTGCATAAATCTCTTTTGCTGCACTTGCTATCCAATACGCAGCACTCGCACCTAAATCATCAATGTAAGCAACTACTTTTTTAGGCGAATTCCTAATATATGTTGCAAACTGGCTAATTCCTGCGGCTTCTCCTCCAGGACTATCAATATTCAAAACAATCACTTCAACGCTTGGGTCGTTTTCTAATGCTTTAAACTCTTTTGCATAAGTTTCAAGACTTCGAACATCAGCACTAAGCTCCATCATACCGCCATATCTAACAATAGGACCTCTGATATTTAAAATTCCGATATTTCCTCTTTTTTCTACAAACTTTAAATCTTGCTGTTTCCCATCCCCTAAACTTAAAGCCCTTTTTTCAATTTTCTCTTTAAATTCTCCGCTAAGACCAAGTGTAGGAGGATTTCTGCTAACAATATTTAAAGCTACTCTAAACCAATTAGTTTCCATTAACCAAGGTTGAGATGATAATTTAGTTAGTAGTGTTATCATTTGTTCTCCTTTAATCCACTATTAATTAACGCTTCATTCTCCCTTTTTGCTTTCCTTACATTTTCAAAAAAGTCAGTTCCATTCATTTCTGCCGCTTCTTTTGTTCTTGTAGAAAATCCTTCTGCCACTCTTTGTGCCGCTGCTGCCGTTTCTACTTTTTCATTTATTTGTCCAGGTGTAGGACCATACCAAGTAGTTTTTAAATAAGCAGCTCTAATAAATGGATCTTCTAAAAATCCTGGAGCTTCTAAATAACCTTTTAAAACTGCTTCTGTTATTACCATTTCATAAACAGGCTGGCAAAATCCATTTACAAACCACGCTCTTCTTGTCTTAAATGCTCTCCAAGCCTCTAAAAAACTTGCTCTTGCTGCTGTATAAGAAGAAGTAAAGTGCTTCATTAAAATTTCATAAGGTAGATTAAGCCCTACCCCTATTTGCTCTATTATTCCT